TTGTAACCACTTGCAATTTGCATTTGACGAGTTGCTCCCGCAAAGACCTGACCGCCAATTAGATTGACTGGTTTTAGTCCGTAGGGGGCTGATACGGTTGGGTAAGCCATATTAAACTCCTAATTAAAATTAACCTTTACCAAAGGTCACCGTAGATTTGCTCTCTTTAAAGAGCGGTGCTCTAGGATCACTTTGGCGCATAAGAGTATTGTCTACAGCCTCCATTTGATTTTCGGCTTGCTTTTGATAAAAGGCATTCCGTTGATCAACAAATTCTTTTGGAGTTTTGCAGAGCAATAACCCGCTAATCTCAATATTGTCGTTAAAACGACTATTGGGATCAACTAGCAGTTTCATTTTTGGTTGCTCCTCAATTCTTACAGGTTCCCATCCTTCTCTGAATTTGGCAGAGATGTTGCGGGGGTCTGCTGTTCCTAAAGTAGAAACTCTTATCCACCGATATTTAAAGCCTTCTTGTTTATCGGGTTCTGGCAACAATTCAGGCGGCTTCCACTGCTGGGGGCGCATTTCTTGTTGTCTAGTTTCTACTTCACGAGGTTTTCTGTTTTCAGCCATTTTGGGACTCCAGTTTTGTTAATTCACGAGCATATTGCTCTGGGGTTAGATTAAATTTCTTTGCCAGTGCTACTTGCGTTGGCGTTAGCCTGACTCTTTTTGGAGAGTTAGATCTAGTCGCTGGCGCAACTACCGTGCTCGGTTTTTTTACAGAGTATTTGGTCTCTGTCTCTGGAGAGTCTTTGGTCTCTCCTGCCCCAAATTTCTCTGGGAATCTCTGACGCATTTCTGTGTCAATGACCTTGAAATAGTGGTCAGATCCTATCGGAACTCCTTCTCTTTCCAAGCGTCTATGAATACCCATTGCTAGGTAACTCATATCATCATCTACCCCATACCAGCTGTTTTTGTCCAGCCACGATTGGGTTTTTGAGTCCAAACGTTGAGGTTGTGACATTTGTACATCATTATTTTCGTTTTGTAAAGTATCTTGTGAATACTCAGGTTGATATCGTTCTATCTGCTGAGAGTCCATTTGTACTTTAGTGAGCTTTTCCTGAGCCTCTACAAGACGGTCTGAATCGCCAGAATCATAAGCGTTCTTGTATTCGGCTTTGGCTTTTTCTAATTCATGGGCAATGTTTTCCTTGTACTTAGAGTGCAAGCTCTGCTCACCAGCGCTTAATTTGGTCTTGAGCTTTTGATTTTCTGCCAGTAATTCTTTGGCTACACGGGATGCTTCGTCTGCCTCTTTTTGGGCTGTTTCCTTTGCTCTGCGCTCATCGTTATAGACTTTTTTAGCCTGTAACAATCGTTGCTTTGCCTCTCCTGTGTAGGCTTCTAGGTCATCATTATCAAGTTCTTCAACAATATCCTTAGGCATTGGTGCTAAATTACGGTCTTCCTCAGGTGTATCGTCTTCAATAACAATTTCTAGTTGTTCAGGTTCTCCCTTTTCATCGGGATATTTAAATTCTTCCAATTCTAATTTAGGCATGATTTTCTCCTTAAAGTCTGGTTATGCCACGGGGATCCTCAACGATTCCTTCTACAGAATCGTCATTGATGATCCTAAACTCACGCCCGTGGATCTTTAATCGGGTACCAGAGTTTGGTCTGGCTAAGATAAAGTCACCAACTTTGCACCAAGGCCCAGTAGGGAAACGGCTTGCGTCCTTGTAACAATCAGGACCCATTTTGACAACAAAAAACACCGTTGATAAGACCTCTTCGTAGTGCATTGTGGTATCCGCTTTGAGGATTCCGCTCTCGTAAGTGTCATCAACCTCAGGAATAGCGCACAAAATGCGATAGCCAGAGGGTTCGGGTAGTTGTTTTGCTTTTTCTTCTGCTGTTTGAGGCAGAGTGGTTACTGCGGATACGTCATCGGGATTTGAGCCGATTAGTATTTCAGTCATTCGATTTCTCCATTCGTTGATTGAGGTCTGTAATGGTTAGACATGCGGACTCAAGACCTCGTATTTGTCCACAAGCGTACTTATACTCTTCATAATTAGCACAATTTCCCGCAGAAATAGCTGTTTGGAGCATATTTATACGGTCACGGTACTCATTTAAGAGGTAATCTAAATGCTTATCCACTATCGTCTTCCTGTTTGAGAATTAGTTAGTTGTTGCATCTTAGAAAGTTCTTGCATTCTCTTGATTTCGACTTCCATAGCGTCTTTTTCTGTTTTTGCCAGAAGCTGGGCGCCAGCAATTCGTTCTTGAGAGGCAATTCTTTCCTTTTCTACTTCCAAGCGAGCAGCGGCTTCTGCTGCATCGGCTTGGTCTTTCAGTGTTTTGCGCTGTTCCTCGGCCTGTTTGAGTTCGAGTTCCTTTGCTTGCATCTGAATGATTGGGTCTTGCGCAGCTTGTTGGGCTTGTTGCGCTGCGATTTCGGTTTGGTTGCGTTGTAATAAGGCGTTGGATGCCTGTACTGCCATTTGAGAGATCTGTACTTCCATCTCTTGTGGGATTGCTTCGTCCTCTTCGCCCGTAGGAAGTGACACTCCCATCATTTCTTGCATTTGTTTACGGTATTCAAAGGCTAAATGCTGTTGCATATGCGCCATTGCAGCCGCCCCAATAGCCTGAGCTTGTGGGTTTTGCCCCATTAAAGCGGCAATCTTTGGGTCTTTCATGGCATTCATGTGAATCGTGATGTGTGCTTGATGGTCCTGATACATAAACGCCTTGACAGGCTTCATATTAATGATGTTCATGTTCTCTGTAATAGGATCTTCAGGCATATGATCATCTTCAATCTTGACCAGTTTCTTAGCGTTCTTAATCCCCAAGACTTCTAACATTTGGCGGTGCAGCTGACCTAAGTCATATAACTGAGGAGCTTGTTGAGCTAACTGAAGGACTGCTTGGTACTGAACGACTTTCTGGCTCATCGTAGCGGCATTAGGATCACTGACAGGAATAACGTCACAGTTGTCGTAGTCCGACTGCTTGGCAAAACGATTTCCTACGTCTGGCTGATATTCGTATTCGTCAGGGGTGTAGTCACGAATAATGTCTTTTAAGAGTTTTAGCTCTTGTTTCATCGAGTAATGCACACGGGCTTGAACCGCAGACATGACCTTTAAGGTCCGTTCCAGAATAGCCAGAGTCGTACCCACTGGAGTATTCGCTGACATATCGGCAATCTTCATATCCGAAGCCGAGGCAAAACGCCTGCCTTCTTCTACGATGTTTTGCATTAAGGTATATAAGACTTGGCTAGGTTCTTTGTAAGGCAGAGGTAGGATATTGTCTTTTAGCGCACCAGAAGGAACGTCAACGTCCCTAAACTCTCCTGGGGCAATCGGGGTGTCATCTCCTTTGACTCGCATACCACGAGTTTTAAAGCCACCTGGCAAGTTGGCTAACGTGCCAGCATCCACGAGCTGCCGAATAAGACTAGTACTAGACTTAGCAAAAGCACCGACAAGGTGAATAAGGCCAAAACAATAAAAGCCAAAGCCTGGAACATATCCATAATGGACGAAATGCTGACGTTTTTGTTTCGTTTCATCTTCGGGTCTCCAGTTTCTACGGATTGCTAAGACGTTTTGGGTACCCTTTTCAATGGTCACAATATAAGGCAGGGCGATTCCCGTAGCTTCTCCGTCTTTTTTATCTTCAAAACCTTCAATATCTAAATTAACTTGGATCTCAAGAATCTTAAAGCGATCATCGGCTGTGGCTCGTAGCCCCATCTTTTCGGCAATCTTTTTTTCTACCTCATCAAAAGTAGTACTTGGTGTGCCTAGGTCTACGTCTTTATAAAAACCTGCGACTTGAAGTTTGCGTAGTTCATTTTCGGTCTTACGCATGACGTGCGTCACACGCTCTGCGCTTTGTAAGTCGGAAGCGCCATAGGGAACAATCAAGTCTTCTGCGGGTACGAATAAAGAGACCTGCCGATCTAAGGATGGGTCGAAATAGACTTTCTTAAAGGCATTGCCTGAGAGTCCTAGCCCCCAGCACATTCTCTCGTGCTCAGGTCTAAACTCTGGCATCTCTTCCGTGATCTGGTAGTTCATGTCCTTTTGAACCCGATCCGCAGCGGCTACCTTTTCAGGGGTTTCTTTGCCAACAATCACGGTCTTTACAGGACCCGCAGGAGGTAAGGTCTCCATCACGGTTTCTGCTTGGAACTTGACGAGTGCTTCGGAGAGGAGGGGATGATAGACTCCACAGGCGCCTTCCCATGGTTCGGAGCGCTCTTCAATTTTCATTCCAAGCAGCTCGATGCCGTCTGTATAAGTCTGCATCCACTCTTTACGAGCGCCAATGTCCGATTCAATATCCCCTAAGAGATCGCCTGCAATTTCGGTTAGCTGGCTGTCACTTAAGTACTCAGCCAAATTAGCGTCAAAGTCTTCTGCGCTTTCCTCTTCTGGCTCAATCTTTATCTCTAAGCCATCAAGTCCAATCGTGACAGACTCTGGGTCTTCGATCTCAATCTCGATAGGCTCAACATTTGCAGCCTCTAAGCCTTTAGGGAGTTCATACAGTGATTTTTCGATTGCCATAATAATCCTTAATAGTAACTAACTTTCCTAGACCTTAAAAACTGAGTGTCCTCTTCGTCTGTGTCTAGTTTAATAAACCCGCCTTTACGAAAACGGATTAACGCTTGTGTGGTTGAGTCTACCAAGTCATCGTGGTCTGAATTGGGAAAGGCTGCCATTTCTTCAATGACTTCTTCTGCCCAGCGTTTTCTTGGTGCCCATATTTTTCCTGATGCAAATAAATCTGATACCGAGTTTACACGGGTAATCTTATCGTTTCCACGTACTGGTGTAAATTCTTGCACGGGTATTCCCATCCTTCTAAGTTCAAAAACTAACGGAGCTCCTGACGCCTTAGCCTCTACTATAAACGCATCAGGCTCCCATTCCTTATACATTTCTAAAGCCCGTATCTTTAATTCAGGAAATTCAAGCCGTTCTTTGAGGGCGTCTAACAAAATTACATGCGGGTCGTTTTCGTTCTCATTCATATAAAAGACACCCCAAGTCGTACAGGCGGAGTAGTCTGACCGTTCATTCTTTGTAAAGGCGGTATCCCAAGACTGGATAATAAAAGCACAGGCGGGAGGACTCTCTTTATCCCAGACCTTCCACCATTCTCGTTTGACTAGGGCGCCTTCTTCCGCACTGGGATCTTGTTGGTATTGGGCTGACCATTTGGAAATAGGCAGTTCGTTTTTTAGTTTTTCTAATTCCTCTAAAGACCAGAACTCAGGCCATAAGGACAGACCACTAGGCATAATGGCTGGAAGACTGATAACCTCCCATTCGTCTCCGTCTCGTTCAACCATAGACTGAAGAACCCTGCCCGTCAAATCTCGTTTACCCCAGCGGGTCATCACAATAACGATAGACCCTCCAGGCTGAAGACGCTGTCTTGGTCCAGAGGAATACCATTCAAAGATCTTGTCATACACCGAAGGGTCAGAGGCGGCTAAAGCGGCTTCTTGCTCCGAGTGCGGGTCGTCAATAATCAAAAGATCAGCACCTTTACCCGTTACCGTACCCCCTACCCCAATTGCAAAATAGTCCCCGTTCGCATTTGTAGCCCAACGACCTGCCGCTTTCGAGTCCGTGCGCAAAGCAACATTCGGAAAGATCTTGGCATAGGTTTCTCCGTCTACTAAGTTCCTGACTTTACGCCCAAAGCCCACCGCTAGTTCTGCG